CACCCACTGACCTAGTCAGAGGAACCCGCCTGGTTAGCCCTACCTCCCGCCTGTGAAGCACCCGGGAGCGAAGAATCCGGAACGAAGGATTCGCGTAGCTGCCAGCTACTAAACGCCCGCTGGGGGTTAACCGACTGTGAGAGGCGCCCTGAAAGGACGTCTGATACTCACCACAGGAGGGCCTTCGGGTAACACCGTAACCAGGTGGAAGCCGTTGACATCATCGGCAACGAGGAAGGAAGCCCGAACTGCTGAGTTTGGTCGACGCACTAAACGTGCGACGCCGAGTGAATGCCAAAGTCAATCACTCCCCAACTGTCTTTACTGTCCTTCCTAGTCTTTGTCACGTCGTGGCCCCCAAAAGGGAGCGAGACCCCAGTTCGATCCGAGTACGCGGGAGGGGGACCTTCGTCTCGTTGCATAAGCAACGAATCGAAGATCCACCGCCGACGAGGCTTGGACGGTCGAGGCTCCAAAAAGAGTGGAAGCGAGGAACTTGGGGTAACCCAGGACCTCACTTCCGCCAGACGGGGTTGTGGTTCGCGACGCGAGTTGATGGCGCTCAATCGAACAAAGTAAAGAACCTTTGCTCGGTCAAGCCATTGACGATACTTGAAAGAGAACTTCCAAGCTGCGGTCTCGCGATCGTTAGCCAAGAGAACTTCAGGAGCACAATCCTCCTCCAACTTGATTGTACAAAGTGAATCCGGTACACAGTTGTGTCCAACCGGAATCGGTGGAGGAGAAAGCTCGGAAAGGGCAGAATCCATCGAAAAAAGAACCCCGAGACGATGGGCGAGTCTTCCACGAAATCCAAGCTCCAACAGACTCAATTTAGTTGAGCGAAGAAGCGTCAGATTACGTTTGAAGAACACCACCCCGGCCCTAAAGCGAAGGTTGCCCTTCACTCCTGCGAGCCAGTCTCGAAAAGCGACCGACAGCGAATTGATGAATTCAGCCTGTCTCAAACGACCAAATCGTAAGGTGGGGCGAACCCGAAGGTTCCCACCACTCCAACGAAGTAAGGTCGAGTTGAGAGTACCGAAACGCTCATCAACGCTCGTCTTCGTCCTTTCGACCTCCAAACCGAGAGAAGAAACGGTCTTCATCCAAACGTCAGACGTCTGTAGAGATGTCTGCATGAGGATGTCGTCGCCGTTTATCAGACAAGGGATCTTCTCCGAGTCACTACGAGAGTGACCGGCCTCTTTCATTGCATACAGAAAAGCAAAGCGATTCTGAAGGCAAAGGAGAGGAAAGGAAAGATAAGATCCCATCATCTGACCCCGGGAAGGCCGCAGACCTTTAAGCCCTAACCCCTCATGAAACAGGGACGGGCGAAGAGCACGCAAAGCGTACTCTTTTAGGTGAGCGGGCACTTCAGGAGCGCCGCGAAGGATTTCCGACAAGATAACCTCGGCTACTTCAAGCGACAGTTGATCAGTCGCTGACTTGTAGTCGCCGGAGGTTAAAACGCCGCCGATCGATTCCGAAAAACGAGCTCGATCGAGGGTCTCCGCCCTAACGTCTCCAACCGATAACCACCGACAACCGCGCAGGCGGTCGTAAATGGAATCGTGGAGAGGTTTGAGGACGAGGGACTCCCCGACGAATTTTGTCAAAGGACGGGGCTTGCCGGCTGACTGGACGACCATTAACTCAGCCCCGAGAGAGGGGTCGAGATTGACAGCATCAGAACTGAGACACGTCTCCAAAAAAGAGGCGTGCTCATTCTGCCAGTCGGACTGACATCCACCGTGAGCCCTGGGGGAATCGACGGTACCAGATAACCCGGGTGAACAAGTTAGAACCCGATTCTCATAAACTCCTTTCGCCCATCCCTTACGGAAAAGGCGCCGTGCTTCAGAACGCACGAAAGAAAGGTAGTCAGAAGGAATCGGGACTTGTCCAAGCCCGAAGTTCTCAACAACCTTCGTCAAAAGCGGCAATTCCATGCACTTGCATGAATCAGGAAGGCCCTTCTTCATGCTCTGCCAGGCCATGACGGCCTCGTGATCCATGGAAGGACACTCCGACAGAAGCTTCTTGACTTCGGATGCCATTCCAAGGCAAGAACCCGAATCAAGGTTGACCGTGGGAGACGGACATCCGAAGATGTACGCCCACTCTTGACAAGCCCGTTGGATGTAAATCCGCGTACGGGAACGAAAAGCGAGACAGGGTCTCGGGGACTGCACCGTGCTGTGACCTGACATCGTCGTGAGAAA